ATTTCATCAGGGAGTGATCTATAATATGTGTATAAGTTAATTAAACACAGGATCACAAATGATAAAACGGAACCCATAAGTTGACCGTCCGTCTGTAAGACGGGATCGATCTTCGCATTGGGTGGGTAGATAAGCACCTGTTCGAAAAGGATCTCATGAATATGAGGGACCATAGGCGAATCGGATACATCGAGTTTTCGACATATTTCCGTAATCGCTATTCGAGTGGCGGCTATCTTCAGGTTGTCTGTTGCCGCTGAATAATCTCCAGAGACAAAATTCCACTCTGAATCCTTACCAAAGAGGCTTCGATGATCGTGAAGCATTTGGTGAAGGAGTTGTTCAGAGAAGGGTTGAGTAATAAGTGAAAAGCAAGGAAAACGCGCTAGATAATTCCAGAGGGCTTTCTGTAATGGTTTGCAGATATAAGTACTCAATGCAGACATGGCGGTAATCACACGGACTTTTAAGGGTTCGGTGATACCTCGGACTTGAGCAAAGGGGAAATTACGCCACTCCTCAGGGACCTTCTTCGAAGTACCTTCAGGGAGATCATCGTAACGGTGTACGATAGGGCGGTTCACAATTTCTCTCCATTGGTCGGGGGATGGGGGAAGAAACCCTCTTTCTTCCACAGGACCATGCTTAGTCTCGACGAATCGGACTAGATCATTATCCTTTCCCCATAAGGAGTCACCTCCGCCAAAGATTTCCTTGAGTTGACTTCGAAGATCTTCTCTCGCACCACCGTCGCGGCGGGAGTAAAGATTGGAGGCCTTTAGGGTTCCTTCTGCGCTACCAAGCGAGTCAATAAGACCCTTTGGTTGGAAGTGTCGAAGGAAAGATCTAAGGAATTGGGGTAACTCGTCCGTCTCAAATGGGGTGACCTGTTTTGAGAGGACTTTGGCGTGTTTCTCGTAAGCGGACTTTACAAACGACTCAGGAACGGGATGAAACCCTTTCTTTGACTGAGCGATGGAAAAGCAAGCACGAAACAGGAGAGAGGCAGAGGGTCCCTCAGGGAGGGGTTGTGCCAATCGTCGCCAGAACTGTCCCAAGGTACCAGAAAAGAGGTACTCATCGGGGGCATAGTCATGTTTTGACCATGTCGTGGGGACAGGAGGGGGAGGATTCCTAAGGCATGAGGCCAAAGGATAATCCTTCATGTACTTACAGTTAGGGACGAAATCGGTTATGTCCCACTTAGACATCTTATCTATGGCAGAAAAGAGGCCCTGAGCAGAGGAATTACCAATATAGTCAGGGTCTGGGGTCCCGTCCGGTTGGTGACAAAGGGTGCCAGAGGCATCAATTAGTACAAGGAGGAAGGAACGAAGACCGTAAAGAATTTGAATGAATAGCTCGGGGACCCGAACCGGATTTCCTTCGATTTTGGGAATCGAACGTAGATCGGTCAAACAGGCGGTAGTAAGTAGATTACCGTCTTCGAGCTTCTTTCCCGGGTAGAGGCGAGAAGGAGGGGTGAGATCTAATCTTGTACAAAGGGTGTACAGAGGAGATCCGGGCTTCACCTCGTCCTTTACCGGGTGATTGGCCAGCAATTGCTGGACCTCATGACAGGTGTAATCAAGAGGTTCCATGAATCCCGCTAAAAGCGTAGAAACGGATTCATGGTCCATAAAAGTACGCATTACTTTGCTCAAGAATTTTGAGTTTTGCATGCGAAAGATCCAATGTTCAGTTTTGCTAGGAGGAGAGACCCACACGGGGTTCTCCGGATCAGCAATATGAACAATATCAACAAGAGAGACAGTCATTGGAGAATGCTGTGGGAGGTGTGAGACTAGTTCGGCTTCGAAAGAAGTTTCGGGTCTCAGAAAACACACCCACTCCACCAATGGTAAGCGAGAGCCTACTGTTTCGTTCTGGACATGGATAGTCCGGAATATTAAACTATCAATGAGTTCTTTGATTTGATAAATTG